AGCCCCCAACCTTTGGAAGTCGGTGCCGGTAAGTACCTTACGGCCGATTTACAAATTAGCACCTATTACACCAACTAAGGAGAAATCATGCCAACAACTATCGTGACCGGCAGAGACATCACATTCACCATTGATGGTGATTCGTATGATGCTCAGGCCACATCCGCAATTCTAACAATTGATTCCACAATCAATACTTATCAGCTACTCTCAGGCAAAAGCTATTTTACGACCGATTCGCAAGGATCATTTGCCGTGGAAATGTTGGCAGATTGGCCAGCTGGCGGATCATTGTGCAACGCATTATGGACAGCGGCAGACACAGCACCAAACACACCATTGGCGGTTGTTTTCACAGCTGCATCAGGATCGGTGTTTAATTTTGATGTGCAACCTGTATTTCCATCAGCCGGCGGCACAGCACCGGATGCACAAACTGTTTCCTTAGCCTTTACCTGTGTGACAACACCAACGCTATAAACAAAGGAGATCGGGAGCATGAAACTACCAATAACGATTGAATACCACGATGGCACACAGGAGACATTTACGGCTGCACCGCCGGAATGGGTCAAATGGGAAAAACAATTCGGCAACACAATTGCACAAGCACAAGACAAAATGGGTATAACTGATTTGGTTTTTCTTGCCTATCACGCAATGAAACGACAATCAGCTGGCAAACCAGTCAAACCAATCGAGGTTTGGACTGAGACAATTGCTGATGTGATTGTCGGTGAGACAGACCCAAAAGTTATCCAGTCGGAAGCCTAAGCCGGATCATTTGGGAGATAGCCATCGCAACGGGGCTATCACCAAATGAATTTGAATCAGCTGAAGACATTTTAACCGTCATCGAAATTTTGGAAAGGCGCGAAAATGGCAACTGATGCAATTACCTATGACAAGGCAGAATTGCGATCAATCACACGCGCTTTTAAAAGCATGGAGGATCAAGCTGTTGCCGAGGCCAAAAATGTTTCAAATGGATTGGCAACTTATCTGCAAGGTAAAATTGTTGATGCAGCACTAACGCGAGATTTAGCCTCAATTAGAATTGCAACCGGTGCCAGAGTTTCCAAATCATCCAAAATTGGCGAATTGTCATTTGGTTTTGTATCTCAAAAGTTTAGCGGTGGTGGTACAACCCAGATGCTTTGGGGAGGTTATGAGTTTGGATCAAATAGATTAAAACAATTCCCGGTTTGGTCTGGTCGTGAAGGCCGGGGATCGCGTGGATGGTTTATTTACCCAACCTTGAGAGCCCAACAACCAAACATCATTGCACAATGGGAAACCGCATTTAGCAAAATAGTAAAGGAGTTTTAAAATGGCCGGCGGCTCCAGAACTCTCAAATTATCGATTCTTGCAGAAACAAAAGATTTAGTCTCAGGTTTAAAATCTGCCAGCGCGGAAACCCAATCATTTGGTGACAAGGCAACAGAATTTGGCAAAAAAGCGGCATTGGCTTTTGCGTTGGCTGGTGCAGCCGCATTGAAATTTGGGTTTGATGCCGTTAAGGCAGCAACCGAGGATGCAGCTGCTCAAGAATTATTGGCAAAAACAATTTTGGCAACAACATCAGCTACGGCGGCGCAGGTTAAAGGCGTTGAGGATTACATTACAAAAACATCAATTGCTATTGGTGTGACCGATGATGAATTGCGTCCAGCATTTAGTCGTTTGGTTCGCAGCACAAAAGATGTGGATGAAGCTCAAAGACTTCTCAATTTAGCACTTGATCTAAGCGCGGCAAGCGGCAAACCACTTGAAATAGTCACAAATGCCTTGGGTAAAGCCTATGACGGCAACACGACCGCGCTTGGCAAATTAGGCCTTGGACTTGACACTAACCTTTTAAAATCAAAAGACAATGACAAAATCATTCGACAATTAGAAACAACCTATGGCGAATTTGCAGAAGGTGCAGCTGAGACCGCAGCCAAGAAATTTGAGCGCATTAAGATCGCTACTGACGAAGCGAAGGAATCTATAGGCGCAGCACTTTTGCCAGTTATTGAGCAATTGTCTGATTTTGTTTTAACGACAGCCGTGCCAAATTTACAGTCATTTGTCAATGGTTTAACTGGTGAAGGCAGTCTTGAGGAAGCAAGCAAAAACGCGACAACAGGTGCTTACAATTTCGGGCAACAAATCAAATCTATTTTAAAGACAGTCGTGGCATTTAAAACTGAATTGATTGTCTTAACCGCCGTGATTGCAGGTGTTTTTGTTGTTAGCAAGATTGCGGCAGGTGTGACAGCCACGATCCTTTTAATCAACAGTTTAATCAAGGCATACAATTTACTGAAAGCGTCATCAATTGTTGCGGGTGTTGCTTCAGCATTTGCCTTGAATCCATTGCTAGGCGTTGGAGCTGTTGCACTAGCTGCCTCTGTTTTAGCAGGTGCCAATGCGCTGGCAGGTAGATCAAATACAGCGGAGGCAGACTTGCCCGGTGCTGGTGGCGGTGCTGGCTTTTCGGGAACAATGCCAAATGGCAAACCATTTGTGAGCGGTTCGGGTGTTGCTGGCGGCGGTGCTGGTGGCGCGACAACAGGTGGCGCGACAACAGGTAGTTCAAAATCAACTATTCCAAAAATCGTTGTGCCAATCTTTGACTCAGGCCGAGCAGGTAATTACCCATCGAGCGGTTTTCCGGGTTCTGATACCGCTTTTGATCCAAATCGTGTCGGCATGACATCAGGTGGCCAAGCACCAACAATTAACCTTACAGTCAATGGTGCAATAGATTCAGAAGGTACAGCCCGGACAATTATTGATACATTAAACAACAGCTACTATCGCGGCACCGGCGGCGCGGGTAATTTCCAAACAGCATGAGTATTTTTAATCCAGTTTGGCGCGTGACCATTGGCGGCGTGCAGTACCAGACCGCTATCTTGGCAAACCTGACAATTACAAGCGGCCGGACGAACATTTATGAGCAAGCTCAGGCTGGATACATCAATCTGGAGCTGATCAATTTAAATCAATCAAATGTAGTGATCGAGATCAACAATTCGCTGACCATTGAGTTGCAAGATTCGACAGCTACATTTGTGCCAATCTTTGGCGGCTCGGTGGTTGAGGTTGGCATTTCGGTGGCGGAGGTTGGATCAGTTGCCTATGCACAGCGCATCAAGATTATTGCCTTGGGTGCATTGTCTAGATTGCCAAAAGCATTGACCGATGGCGTTTTGTCACAGGATTTTGATGGAGATCAGATTCTTACAATTCTAAACAATTTGTTGGTCAATTCATGGAATGAAGTACCGGCAGCTTTACAATGGCAAACTTATGATCCAACAACCCAATGGCAAAATGCAGAGAACAATGGTGTAGGTGAGATCGACACACCCGGCAATTATGAGCTGGCACAGCGATCATCTAGTCGAACCGATGTCTATTCATTGGTTGCAGCTTTGGCCACATCAGGATTGGGCTACATTTATGAATCGCCAACGGGGCAAATCGGGTATGCCGACTCAACTCATCGATCAATTTATTTGGCAACAAACGGCTATGTGGATTTAACAGCCAATCACGCAATCGCACCGGGTCTCAGTATTCAACAGCGTGCCGGTGATGTGCGAAATGACATCACCATCAAATACGGCCAAAATAGCACTAACGAAACCAGCGCAAGCGATGCAAACTCAATTTTAGAGTTTGGACAACTATCGCAAATTTTTACAACGACAATCAAACATTTGGCAGATGCCGAGGATCAAGCAGATTTTTATCTGACTTTGAGATCGTATCCACAGTTTAATTTCAACGACTTCACATTTGAGCTGACAAACCCAGAACTGGATGATGTCGATCGGGATGCCTTGATCAACATTTTCATGGGCATGCCTACGCGGATCACCGATTTGCCGTTGAACATGTCTGCCGGCACTTATTTGGGCTTTGTCGAAGGTTGGACATGGCGTGCCGCCTACAACAGCGTTTCTGTCACGGCTATCATTTCTCCATTGTCATTCAGCTTGCAAGCCATGCAATGGCAGGATGTACCAATAGCAGAATCATGGAACACAATCAGCGGAAGCCTAATTTGGGCCGATGCGTTAGTCGTAGCATAAGGAGGAAACATGAGCAATCCAACAACACCATTTGGCTGGCAAATGCCAACGGCAACAGATTTAGTTACCGATCTGCCAGCTGATTTTGAAGTCTTTGGTCAAGCCGTAGCAACATCAATGGCCGACTTACTCGGTGGCACATCTGGTCAAATTCTGGCAAAGAATTCAAACACGGACATGGACTTCGTGTGGATAGCAAATGATCAAGGTGACATCACAGCCGTAACAGCTGGCACAGGCATTTCAGGCGGTGGCACATCTGGAGCTGTAACAATCACAAACTCAATGGCCACAGCAATTGATGCAAAAGGCGATTTAGTCGTTGGCACAGGTGCCGATGCATTTAGCCGGTTGGCCGTTGGTGCAACAAATGGCATGGTTTTAACAGTAGATAGTGCGGAAGCAACAGGTTTAAAATACGCGGTGCCGACAGCACCACCGACAATCAAAACAGTTAGAAAATCATCAGATCAGACAGTTACATCCAGCACCACATTGGTCAATGACTCACAATTATTGTTTGCCGTGGCAGCTAATGAGACTTACATCTTCCAAGCGTGGCTTTACACTTATGCAGCTGATGGCACTCCAGACATCAAGGTGACATTTACCGGTCCAGCCGGATCAACTGTATTTTGGTCATCAAGTCAGGTTATTTTTAACGCTGGCGGTTCAACGACTTTGACAGTAGTAGCACCCGGAGCAACAACAGCCGATTTGTTTGTGGATAGCAATTTACGCGCAATTCAGCTGTACGGCACAATTCTCAACGGCGGCACAGCTGGGAATTTACAGTTCCAATTTGCACAAAATACAAGCAGCGCAAACGGTACATCCGTTAAAGCTGGATCATCTATCTTCGGAATTAAGGTGTGACATGAGCAAAATTACAACAACTAACAAAATCAACATTGACCAATTAAGTCATGAGTCAAAGATTGACATGAACATCGTGTCTGATCCAGATGGCACAACAACGATTGAATCATCGGTCAAACAAGATGTATTGGAGTCTTTTGTTGCAGCTCATCAAGCGGATGACAAATGGATCAATCCAACGCCACCAAAGGCCGAGCCGACAATCGCTGAGAAACTGGCCGGTATAGGTCTTTCAATTGATGATCTGAAAGCTGCTCTTGGTGTCTAATTTTCCACAAGGCACATTGCCACGATTGATCCAGGTTGCGCTGGCCGAAGTTGGCACAGCTGAGACCGGCAACAATGAGACAAAGTATGGCAAGCACATGAAGGCAGACAAACTGCCATGGTGTGGATCATTTCTCAATTGGTGTGCTGATCAAGCTGGAGTCAAGGTGCCAAATGTAGTGAGCACCCGCGTTGGAGCATCAGCATTTAAAGAGTTAAAGCAATGGCACACCACACCGAAGATTGGTGATTTTGTATTCTTTGATTTTGTTGATGATGACAAGACAATCATCAATCATATTGGTTTAGTAATTCGCTGCTCAGAGAAACAAATCGTCACCATTGAAGGCAACACATCAGCTGCCGGGAATCAACGCAATGGTGGCGAGGTTATGGTTAAATCAAGGAGTTTGGGAGCGAGGTCATTTGTTGTGGGCTACGGCCGACCAACTTATGAAGCGTTTGCCGGTGACTTACCGGACCGACCAAAAGGAGAAAAATAATGAAGCAATTTAAAGCGGCAGCTGCATCATGGGCTCGTAGTGCGCTGGCAGGTTGTTTAGCTGTTTACATGACGGGCAACACGAATCCCAAAGATTTGGCGATGGGATTGCTTGCAGGTGTAGTGCCTTTGGCAATGCGTTGGGCCAATCCTAACGATGCCAGCTTCGGCTCAAAGAAATGAGCGTAGGCGAATGGACGGCTGTTGGTGGTTTTGTCATTGCAATACTGACAGCCGTTTATTCGTCCATGAGGATCATTATCAGAGCAGTAATGAGCGAGCTGTCACCGAATTCAGGATCGAGTATGAAGGATCAAATCTCACGCATCGAGGCCAGGTTGGATTATCTATACACACACCTCATTGACAAAAAGTAACGACACGCCGCAATTTAGGCGGGATTGTTGATTTTGTCGGCTGTGCCTGTCACTCTTCATTTGGGAGCGGGTTA